GCCTTCATATCAGAGAATGTTTTACCTGTGTATGAAGTATGAAACACGATACCCATTTGTGCAGCTGTCATTGTCTTTGCAAGTTTAGAATCTGATGGTACAGCATATACAATTGTGTTTGGTTGAAACGTAATATATTCTTGGCCATCAATATCCTTTTCTGTGATATCACCTTTTGCAAACATCATATCGCCTTGCAGAACACCTTTGATGCCTAACTTAGGTAGATAACGTAATGCAACTTTGAGTTTAGCATTTAAACCCTCACTTGAATGATTTTTATCAATATCTTCATCAGTATAATTCAATTTAGGATTTGCATTGAAGACACCTTTTGTACCAACAAAGAATTTACCATTGTCTGGATTGATACCACAGAATATAGCAGGTGCGCCATCCCATTTTGTAGTAAGATTCACTTTAGACGTAGAATGTCCTGCAAGCATATCTCGCAACGATTGAAGGAAGTTGATAGTGTCACGAGCGCCATTGACACCACGATTCAGTATCTCATCTTCAATATGCTCAAGGTGCAGATTAGCACCTTCTTTTTTTGATTCGGTTAAAAATTGTGTAAAGTTCATTTTAGTATAATTTCCCAAACGGACCGAACTGACTACCTTTTTTCTGAGCCAAAAAACACATATCGGTTAAAAGATTATCTCTTTCTTCTTTTTTCATAGAACAAATACCATATAAAAAATTTATTTGCATCAATTTAGAATTAGCCGTATGTGGTTCAACACTAAAAACTTTTTGCATATTAGAAATAAATTCTTCTACATTGTTTACACCAGTATCAACTCCAGCTGCATTAATTACTTTAAATGCATTTTTAGCATATTGTAAAGAAGTCTTATCATTAAATTCTACACTAGTCATTGGATATTCTCTATGACTATTTTTGAAAGCAATCTTATAATCTTTTAATAATTTAGCTAACAAATCAAGTGGTGTTTTACCCAATCTAGCTTTAGTTCCGGCAGAAGATGTTGGTTCAAATTTTAAATTATTATAACCAGATGTACTATTTGCTTTAATTTGAAAATCATATTTTACACCATCACCATCCACAATAATTCTTGTATCTTGTGTTGCAAATTGTGTACCATTTTTTAAACTCAACGGACACTTCATAGAAGAAATATTAAAATTATAATTTTTCTTATCGGGAAAATCATCTTCATTAATATTAACTTCTTCATATTTAGCTTCTTTACCAGAAATCAATTTTAAAGAAACACCAACAAGTCTTCTTTGTTTATATAAAGTTCTCATAAGAGCATTCAACTCTAACAAACTAGAAGCTTTTCCATCTTCAACTACTTTTTTAATATCTGCAATAACTTTCTGTTCATTTTGAACACACCAAATATCAGCAGGATCCCATGAATCTTTTTTAGAAATTTTAAATTTTGTGCGAACAAGTTCTGTAATAAAATCCATGAATCCACCATCTCTATTGAATTCTGTAAACTTAGCTGATGAAAACTCTTTAAACATGGTTTTCTGTTGAGCATAAAAAGCTTTTGTCCATTCAGCATTTATAGCTGGATATATTGCCACCAGTTCTTTATATTTTTTATCTTTTACAATATCTTCTGGACTATTATATGTTTGATTATCATTCAATACTCTACGAAAAATCCATGCAGAACCCAGTTCTTGCATCCTTGTTAATTCAGCTGCTGAATAAGTTTTGGCCATGTAAACACTCCGATTGTTATTGATGTATTTATCCTATCTCAATTACCATATACTGTCAAGCAAAGAATGCATCTAAAGAACCTTTATTCATGTAATTATCTACAATATCAAACTTCTGTTGTTTTTTAGAGAATGTCCAGACTGGTTCAATGTAAACTTTTTTCATAAATTCATCTAAATTCTCTACATTCTTTGGCCTCTGCATGATACGCATACCCAATTGACCACAGAAGTTTGCACCATTCTTAACCATATCATCAATCAAATCATCACTTGCATAGTATCTTGTAGTTTTAATCTTTGGATCCATGATATTAACAAACTGAAACCCATTATCACTTAGACTTGCAAATGTTTTACGATTGACAGGCAGATAAAAACCATCTCGCCATTGTTCATATGTTTGATATCTTGACCATGATTGTTCATCTGAATGTTTACCATCTGTATTATATTTCTCTGTTGCAAAATATGGTGGTGATGTAAACGCACAATCAATTGGTGGTAAAATAGAATAGTCAAAGTCTTCGGCTGGTTTACGATGTATCTCTACACGTTTCTTGCCTTCAACAATAAAGTATTCATTGGTGAATGTAGTCTTCGGTTTCTCACCATACAACTTCTCATACTCAATACATTGTTCAAAGTATTTCAAATATGTTTGGTCATTTGGATCTGTACCATAATATTGTTCTGCACTTGAACAATAGAAACCAGCAAGTCTATCACCCCAGCCACAAGATGAATCAAACACAGTCTTTGCATTTGATATCTCATAGAGTAATTTTGCAACTTGTGGTTTAAATTGTGTTGCAATATAGGCACTCAATCTAAACGATGAAATGTAAGCACTAACTGATAGTTCTTTGTTACCCAATCGCCATAGTGCAAGAAATACACTACGCAAATTGTCATTGTTTTCCCAACGATAGATTGGAGATTTATATCCCCATGCATCACATTTATATCTAAGTGATTGGTGAAAATAATTACTTACATTATTGAATTGTGAGCCCATTTGAATAACACCAAGGCCATGTTCAGAATACTTTCTACCATAATCTTCAAACTTCTCAATCACAATATCTTTTACTTTATCGTGTTCTTGAAATGTAGATTTTAAATCAGATAGTGTTAATGCCCAAAAGGCACTTTGCATATCTTCATAGGTAATCTCACGCAACGGACATGGTGGTTTTGTAGTTTCAATTAGACGAATCAATTCAGCAACAATAGTTTCTTTGTCAAATTTTTCATTGACAAGAGCCCATTGTTGTTCATTCAAAATGGGAACACCATTTGAATTTCTATTCTCTAAAAGATAATCATACAAAATCATACTTTAAATCCATCAAAGTTTTTTCTACGTTCACGGTTACCAAATGTATTCAAAGGTTTATCTTCAACTTTACCTGCATCAACAATATCATTCTGTGCAGATTCTTCAACATCATACAATCTCATCTTGGATCTATCGATACCGAGAACAAATCGTTTGTATAGATTAGGATCACCATAACGATTCTTCAACTGTTTAACAAGCACTTGATTCAATTGTTCTAGTTCTTCATTTGTTACAAGAGCAAACATAAAGTCAGCAGTTGCAGGCAAACCAAAAGACTCAGAAGTATCTTCAAGGCCTGGATCAGAGTTAGAGAAACCACTTCTTGTTGTTTGTGTTGCAGATACAATCGGAAGATTATTCTCAACAGCAAGACCACGAAGTTCTTCTGCAATTGCCTTGATATATGAATAACTGTTTACGTTTGCGCCAGGTTTAATCCTAGATGAACAACAGATATTCAAATAGTCAATAAAGATAATATCAGGTTTGAAACTCTTTTTAAGAGCCAAGTCATTCAACAATGCACGGAAGTGTAATGAAGAAGCACTTGCAGTCGGATATTCTTTGATGATTAACTTGCCTTGTGTTTTGTTTTTGAGTGCAGAGAATTTACGATTGTAATCTTCTTTGGTGATTGTTCGTAGTTCATCTAAATCTATATTTAGCAAATTTGCATCGATACGTTCAGCAATCTTTTCTTCGGCCATTTCCATCGTGATGTACAATACATTATGACCTTGCGATAGACAACCAGCCGCAACGTGACACATAAACAAGGATTTACCAACACCAGTACCAGCAAGAGCAATGTTTAACGTCTTAACTGGAAGACCACCTTTTGTAATCTTGTTAAAGAGGTCGAGGTCGAAACGAATGCGAGATTCTACTTTGTGATATGAATCATACCGAGAATCAGAATCGTTGATGTAATCATGCCCGATATTGTTATCGAATGTAACACCAAGAGCATCAGACAGAAGTTGTGGGATTTCACCTTTACTTCTTTTACCATCGTCATCAAGAATGCCGACAGATTCCATAATTGCATTATAGATTGCCTTGTCTTGACAAAACTTTTCAGTTTGTTCAATCAACCATTGACCTTCAGACTTTTCATCCTTACTAGAATGAATTTCTTTTAGGAGGTCAATTGATTCTCTTACTTGTGGTTCAGTTAAGGTTTTACTCTCGGTAAAATTAATTACGAGAGATTCGTGTGTTGGAAGATTTTTATATTTGTTTACAAAATCAAATATTTCTTTGAAAACAATCCGTTCGGTGTTGTCAGAGAAATAATCTGGTTTAATGAATGGCAATACTTTTCTAGTGTATACTTCATTATAAATCAAATTCTTCAGAATCGTTTGTTCTAATCTGTTCATTATATCGGTTATTAATAATTAATTCTGTGAGTATGTCACCCATCATTGTATGAAATTTCTCATCACTTTGCAAGCTGTCCATGTCGTGTTCTCCGGCATGAACAATGGTATACCCAAACTCAAGTTTAGGTATACCTGATTGCTGATTTATTCTAGCACCTGTGTAATGATAAAGAACACCATTATAATCACCGACAAGAATTCCTATGCCGGTGATATCACTATCTTTAAAGTCAACAAACTTAAAATGTTTATCTTCTTCAAGCTTCATTGGTTTCTTGTAAAAGAATTGGGTCACTTTCTCCCATAATGCTTCCATATGCAATCTCATACTTGTGTTTAATAAAGTCTTTAAACTTAGGATCTTTTAAAATTGGTTCCATGAAATCAGCAGTTGCTGTATCTGCAATACGTTTCTTCTCACCGACTTCACCTGTTTCTTGGTCTACCTTTGCATACCACCCATTGGTTGGTTTAACCACATGTCCGGATTCAATAGCAAGGTCAAGAATACCAGAGTAACGGCTGATACCACCGTCAAAAGATACAGAGATAGGGATTTTAGATTTTTCTTTGACATAACGAGACTTTTCTACATTAACAATAAAATGATAGCCAACAATTTCAGTACCATCTTTATCTTGTTGGCGACCAAGAATATAAATGTTGTCAGCAGAGTAATACGAACCTGTACCACCACCAACAATATCTTTGGGGAACATTCCGATTTCTTTGTATGTGTGATTAACAACAATCATTGGAATATCTTTAATAGTTAAGTGTGGTGTTACCATACGGAACAAACTCTTAACTTGTTTTGCACGACTCATGTCAGCAACTGATTTGCCTTCAAGTGCATCTTCAACTTCTTTCTTTGATGCAAGATTACCAATAGAATCTAGAATCACCATCAACTTATCACCACGTTCAATATTCTCAAACTGTTGCATAATATCAAACTTCAATTGTTCGATATTAGTTAATGGAGTATGTAATACACGATCCATATCAATACCAAATGTCTCAAAGTATTTTACTGGTGTACCAAATTCTGAATCATAGAACAATAAAATCGCATCTGGATATTTGTCCATATAAGATTTTGCCATCAACAAACTAAACGCAGTCTTAAAGTGTTTAGAAGGACCAGCCCACATCGTTAGACCTGGAGTAATACCACCATCTAAACGACCAGATAATGCCACATTAATCATTGGCACAAAAGTTGGCACCATATCTTTTTCTGTAAAGAACTTTGACTTAGATAGAATTGCACTATCTTTGATTGTCGAATTCTTTTTTAATTTCTCAAGTAAACTCATAGTATCTCCCATATATTCTTTCATTATACACTATTAATATTAACAAGTGTGGCAATCATGGATTCCATTTTGAATGCGGTACATCAAACACAAATGTAATTCTTGTGCAATGACCAACATTTTCAGTACCATGCATTAACTTGTTATTGAACCACAATAATGTTCCTGGTTCTACAATCACTTCTTCATCACCAACCATATAACGATATCGGCCTTGTATTGATAGATGATATCTATCTTTAGTTTGGTAATAAGAACCAATATCAATATGTTTACCTACTGTGCCACCAACTGGTAGAGATAAGAAACCACAACGAGCAAATTTTTTAAAGTTTCTTCTCAGAAATCTAATAATCTCGGTGTGTTTGTCAAACGCTGGTGTTGGTATACAATACTCAGTATCACCAACAAAGTCTTCAGCTTTTGCAACTGCACCAACAACCAATTGTAAAACGCCAGCCGGAATATCATCGTATCCTCTATCAAGTAAAGAACCAATACCTTCCATTTGTTTCTGTGCTTCCCAATCACTAGAATATTTCTCTAGTTGTGCCAGAATCTTTGACACATTAATACCAGTTTTAATGATGCGTATGTTATTCAAAGAAACTCTCCAATGTATTGATTTTCTCTGTAGACCAATTCATACAATCTAGCACAACTTTAATTGGATCAAGAAATGCCTTATTGAATTGCACATCATAGTCAATAAATTCATGTAGACCAAACTCTTGCGGTAGTCTTGATGGATAGGAAATGACTGTATCTTTAATTGGATTAGGCATTTTCAAATAAGTAAATTTAATCTTTTCACCTTCTTGTATCAAAGGATATTTCTTTTCAAGTTTAAGAGCTTTAAGTCTTGCGTTATACAAGATTGCACCCTTAACATGAATTGGTGTGCCCTTCTTATATAGAGAAACAGAATCAGAATATTCTTTCAAACCATTCATCCCACGAGGAAATGATATGTCTTCAGGAGGCAATTGTTTAAATGTTTCTTTAAAGTCAGCAATAAACGCATGAATATCTTCTTCTGTTCCTTGCATCATAATCTTAATTGACTCACGCATCTTTTCACGAATGGCGGCAGGTGTAGAAGACTTAATCATTTCAAGACCCATGACTTTCATCTTAGGTTCTTTATATTGAACTCCTTCATTGTTATAGATGTTTAGAATGTAACGCTTCTTTGCAGTCCAGATACCTTTATCTGCAAGAGCCTCACGTTTCATTTGCATCTTTTGGTCAAATGCATGAACATATGAAGCAAGTTCTTGATAACTCTCATCAATATAAGGTTGTATCTTGTCTTCACAGACACGGTCCATGAAGGAGATAACTTGATTAACATCTGTCTTGTCCGAATACACCTTGTTAACGAGTGGACCAAGGCGCAAATAAATCGAATCTGTATCTGCGGCGATAACATAATCTTCTTCTGTCTTTAATAATTTATTTAAATATCTATTCAATTCACCTTCAATCCAACGAATAGATAATTGACCGGCAAGAGTTACTGCAAGTGCCATTCTTAAATCATAGAATCGGAAGTACTTAGAGCCGAGAGCGCCATATGCGGAGTTTAATGAAACTTTCTTTGCAAGTTGCAAGTTATCGTATCTCGAAACTCTGTTATAAATCTCAAGTTTTTTCACTTCATCAGTTTCGTTCTCATACTCTTGTTTTGCCTGAAGCATTAATTTCTTAAACTTCTTGCGGTCTTCATACATTTCTTCTAACATCTTTGGTAAGAAACCTTGAATGTCAGTACGGAAGTATTGTCCGTTTGGAGTTATAGTCACATCTTTCAATGAAGATAAATCTAATTCTTTCTTCAACATCTTGTTTACATCAACATGGGATGAAATGATTTTACGCATATCATCTGTATAGTTTGATGGCTCTACAAGAGTCTCTGGTGAAATATTGTATTGCATCATCAAGTGCGGATACAAACTGTTCAAGTCAAACGAGGCAATCCAGTTGTGTTTACCAACTTGTGGATCTTTTACGAATGCGCCTTCAAATGCTTCACCTTTAAACTTTTCTTCTTTTGGTGGAACAATAATGTTCTTATCCAAGAGATAGTTATATATCAAAGCATCCCACATACGAGTCTGTGCAAAGATATCTTCAAAGTTTGTTTTCGTATCATAGCCAAGAGTTAAACCCAACTCAATGAGTTTCAGTTTGTTCTCAAGTTTGAAAATCAATTCAACGTCTTTGATATTATAGTCAATAAACTTTTGAAAGTTTAATCTATACAAGGCATGTAGACTATCAAATTCATCATATGATAGTTTGTTTTCACCAATCTCTACGTTTGCAATATTGTCAAGTCTGTATGATTCTTGTGAACGGCCTCCTGGCGCATACCAACGATACAATTCAATGTAATCTAATACAGAGATACCAATCAAATCATATGCAATAAAGTTTTTGTTATTAACAGTAACATTACGACTATTGATTAATGACCATGGAGATAATTTCTTAAAGACATTCTCATCAAACAACTTTTGAAATCTATTGATAAGATATGGAATATCAAAGAACTTAATATTCCAACCAGAGATAACATCTGGTGCGTTCTCATGCCAGTAGTCTAGAAACTTCTTACAGAGGTCATACTCATCACGACATTTGATATAAGTTACATCATCACGTTCATTGTTATAATCACCACAGCCCCAAACATAAGTCATGCCGTTCATATACTTTACACAAATAGCCGTAATTGGTTCAGTTGCAAGATATGGATCAGGAAACCCATTTTCAGAACCAACTTCAATATCGATTACTGCAATAGAGATATCATCAATCTTCCAATCAATCATACCTTTAAATTCATCTGCAATAAATGAATAGGCAAAACTATTGTTGCCATAGATTTTGAAGTTCTTTACTTCTTCATATCGTTTAATGAAATCACGAGCTTCACGGATGTTTTCAAACTTCATCGGCTCAAGATATTCACCTTCTAGATTTTTAAAATCAGTAGGTTTGTTAGAAGGCAAAAACAAAGTAGGCGTGTAAGCTACTTTTAACTTAACACGCCTACCATTCTTGATACCACGATAATAA